GCCCAGGTACGTGAATCAAAAATACTCATGTCTTCTTCGCCAGCTACACGAATAGCGCGGTATGGTGTGGAAATCCATTCACCATACTGGCCTAAAGCGTTCAGTACACCGCCAGCAAAGTCGCTAACAAATTTGCCTGCAGTACCAAAGATAGAGCCATCTTCAGTATCAGTATTGTAGTTGGAGTCAGCGAAGAATGATTTTAGAGATTCCTGAACATTCTTATCTAAACCTTCAAATGCTTTAATAGCATCTTCGCGGTCCATAGCTTCAAGTTCTTTATTCTTGGCCGCAAGCCAAGCAAGACCGTTAGCTGTCGTGCGTTCAGCGTCAGTTAGATTGTTTGTCGCTGCGGTGGCTGCAAGAATGGATGCAGACGACTTAAAGAGCCATTCTTGGTTCGACATTACAATCCTCTACTGATAAGATACTGGTAAAGTTCGCTGACTTCGCCTGTAGGGTCATTCATAATAATTTTTTGTAAAACAGCCGAAGGCTTATTTCGACCGTTGCCCATGCCAAGCGCTTCCGACCCAGGACCTGCACCAAACGGCATGCCTGCAGTTAGGGGTTCATCTGGGCGTTGGGTTGGTGCAGTCAATGGTGTGACTGGTGGAAGGTTGCTTGCTGCTTGTACAGAAGCTCGGGTGAGTTTAGGTTGAGGAGTCTGTGGACGACCAGCCATAGGTGCGCCAGCTTGCATTTCTGTTAGCTGCTTGCGCTCACCATAGCGACCACCACCCATCTCTTTAACCGCTTGAGCAGGTCCGCCGTCAGTACGGCGAGACAAAGCTCCAGGGCCTGAGACTGGGGCTGGTTTACTCGGTTTACGATATCCGCCTCTAGCCATAGTCTTCACTTTCTTCTTCTTCTAAATATTGGGATGCTACTTCGTAGCTAACAAGTCCTTCCACCCTCCAAGGTGGCATGGACTCGTCTTTGATGGAGAAACTGTAATATTCACCATTGGAGTCAAAGAATTCAGCAGCCAGAAAAAAACCAGTGCAGAAGGCTCCATCTTTATTAACTATATCTTTTGAGCGTGCTTCTAGCAACTGTTTAATTTCTGACTGCAAATCCATTACTGTCCTCGTAATCGAGCTAAGATAGCCTCAGCGTTGGGTGGTGTTCCTTGAGGTTGTTCGCCCTGCGGGGGAGCCTGCTCAGGAGACTGGCCGCCCATAGGTGGTGCGGCTTGACCTTGCTCAACTGGCGCTACAACCCCAGCAGGGACCTCTGGTGGTGCAGGCGGCTGGAAGACATCCAGAATTGCCTGCTCAATAGGTACACCTTGTTTGCGTTTGTCAATGACATCCGCAATCTGAGTAACAAGCTTAGATGGGTCACCTTGTCCGGTTGCCACCATTTGTGGTAGTGCCTGGACAGAGGCAAGTAATCCTTGAGCGAGAGTGCCGCGCATCTCTTCGATTTCGATTCGTTCGATTTCTGCAGACACGTTGATGGGCCATGGTAGTTCCTGCATGATGAATTCACGAGAAACAAGTTTGGCTTGTAGTGCCTGGAGCGAAAAGATGAGAGCACGCGATGGGTCGAGCCCGGCCATAAGGCCGTAGCGAGCCTGAATAGTGTAGTCGCCTTTAACATCTTGTGCAGGGTTGTATTCGAACGAATACGGTGCGCCGTTGAATACGCCTTCGGATGTTTTGGTGACTGGGAAGAGAGCTTCGTCCATTTCGAAACAGACAGAAACAACTTCTTCTAGTGCGCGTGAAAAGATTTGTTGAGCAGCTTTGATTTGGCTGTCGAACGCACCCAATAGTGCCTGCACACCTTGACCAGTAATGATGCTGGCATCTAGTGTACCTGAACGGCCTTCAGGGTAGCGTGCGCCTAAGCGCATTTCTGCAGCCAACACTTGCTGTTCGGTGAACGCACCAGTTGGTAGTTCTAAACCTACACGACGGATAGCTCCAGGGTTGTTGGTGCGAATAATCGCATCAGGTCCGTAAGCAAAATCGTCAACATCGTTAGGTACAGCAAGTGGGGCCTGTACAGACTTTTCTGCCGCTTCCATCGCTAGCATAGCGAAACGGGCGCGTGCAATCTGTACCCAAATCACATCGTCGAACTGGCCGCGAGGGTTGTGTTCGTTTAGCGATGGGCGTTTAGGTACGATGACTGGTACGCGTTTAATTGGGTTTTCGTAGCGTTCCAATACCAGGTTGTTTACATCTGGCATGTACAAAACTACTTGGTCTTTGTCATAGTATTTGACAAGTTCCATTTCACGGCTGTAGTCAACTAGTTCTGCTGGTTGTCCGCGAGTAATGGCGGATACATATTCAGGGTATTCAGCAATTAGTTGACCGACCGTTTTTTTGTACACTTTGGAGTACGAGACGCATCTGCCGCTAAGGTTGTACTCTGGGTAAGCACCCATAGGGTTTTCGACTCTGATGCGAACCGACTGTGTGCTACGATGTGGTTCGATAATAAACGCAACCATACCGTAAGTGTTGTACCAATCTGCACCGTAGTACATTTGGGATTCTAAATCTGAAGCAGACACATAGTGGTTAGCTATTTTGGTGCGCTTCTCTGCTGCTTTCTTCTTTTTGTCATTGGTGACATCTGCAGTTGCACAGTTAAAAGAAGGGAGCGGAGCTAAAAGCTCTGCGACATCTCGGGCTGCAACGTCAATAAAGTTTGCAACCATTGGTGCTTCGAGGCCTTCTGGAAACAAGTCTGGGTAGACTTCTGCCATTTTACCTTCGCGCACTGCAAGAACTTGGTTCATGTTAGTGTCGCGAGTAGCATACTGGCGGCGCAGATGGTCGAGCTTGTTTGCAATCTCGCTTGTAGTTAAAGCCATAAGATATCCTATTAAATGTAGTATGGTTCAGACGCTAAATCGTTGAGACTGAACGCAGTCTGCTGTTCCAGGTTGCGCCTGGTGGCAAACCTGTTGTACACATGTGTGCGTTTAATGGTGTTTTTGCGTATCAGTTCTTTAGCACGAAGTTCACAGAACCATAGTGCCATCACAAGGTCAGTGGGGTTTTTAGTGTCCGCTTTCCAAGTGATAAGTTGTAGCACAAGAGCCTTAAAGTGTTCGTTGCTAGTATCAGGCAACTCTATAAGATTATTGCCGCGATGCTTCTTATCGACCACTGTGCCGAATAGGCCAGACATGGATGCGACACCAAAGTTGGTGTCCCACTTGTTGTTGCCAGTAAAGTGTTCACGTAAGCGAATACCGCGGCTGGCTAGCCACTGGTTCAAATCGTCATCTAAAGCGAAAGCCTTCTGAAAGGCGTTAATTTCAATGATGAGTTCCATAGGGTTGTATTTATCAACCCACTCTTCAATTAGAGTACGAATTTTTTGTGGCGTAGGGTCACCCATGTTGTAGGCATCCACCACAAGCCGTTGGCCAGAGTAGCGGTCCACGGCATACATGATGGCAGCAGTTTTACCAACCATAGCAGGGTCAATACCCATAAGGTATACCCACTGCCCGTCAGTTGGGTGGCCAGGTGCGCCAGGGCGCAGAGGTCCAGGTTTGCGCATACGGTTCACACAACCATTGACAGCTTCGGGTGGAAACACCGAATCGTCCTCGATGTCTTGCTGCTGATACACCATAGCCCAGGTGGCGGCAGACACCTCACCGCGGCGGGTCTTCAAAGTAGGCCCGTCCCACTTAGAATACATACCGTTAGCTTTAGGTTGAGGGTCAGGGTCGCCATCCCAAGGCTGGTCAGACTCAGGCCAAAGCGTCACCCACTTCTCTGGGTCAGCATCAAACTCGAGCACAGCTGGCATAGCCAGGTAAGTGAACGGCGTGCGGTCACCAGACCAGCGGTCAGGGTTCCGAACCTCTTTATACAAGTCAATGGAGGCAACGCGTGTGCCGACAATAATAATCTTACCAAACTTACCGACACGAGTAATAGCCATCTTTTGAAGCCAGTTCATCTGCTTCTCATACTCGTGAGAGTTCGTAGTATCCACAGCGTCATCCACAATGATGAAATCGGCACGAGTACCGTAAATCTGCTGCCCAATACCTAGAGCCTGAACCGTAGGGTCCTTTTCGCCCGAGTCGCGCTGCAAATAGATACGGTGGTCAGTCCAC